ATCTGGCGTCCTGCGTGGCGACGAATTCAACTCTATAATGGAGGCATCGCCGCGCCTTGCCCGCCTGCTTGCCGATAGCCTGAACGTGCCTGTCGGTTCATTGCGCGCGATGGCAGAACAAGGCGAACTGACTGCCGACAAGTTGACCAAGGCTTTTACCGACGCTCGCTTCACCGACGGCATAGACGCAGAATTCCGCACACTGCCGGTCACGTTCGATGAGGCCATGACCAGCGTTTACAACGCCGCTGTCATCACGCTTGGTGCGTTTGATCGCGGCGGGCAGTTCAGCACGGCGATTGCCAATTTCATCACCGACGGTTCGGACGGGTTCCGGGATCTGGAAAGCGCGGCGGAGTCATTCGGGCGCACGCTATCGAGCGAACTTGCGGGCGTGATCGCCGTGGCCGAAAGCGTGATCGGCGCAATCCAGCGCATCAACGATGGCCTTGGCGGTCTGCCCAGTTCGGGCTTGAACAAGTTAGGCGAATATGCGGGCTACCTGAACCCGCTGAACGCTATCGGCGGCATTATCCGAATGACGCCGCAATACCAGCAAGGCGCGGCTGATCGTGCGCGGCGACTGCAGGGCGATGCGAACGACCAATACGCGCGCGACCTGTTCGCGGGCAAGGACGTCATGGGCAATCCCATCGGCGGCGCGCCACGTTCAGCACCGGCGGCATCGGGAACAAAAAAGCGCACAGCACGCGGCCCAAGCGCCGAAAGCCTTGCCGCCAAAGCAGAGCGCGACCGCATCAACGCCATCCGCGATGAAGCCCAACAGGCGCAGGACAAGGCGCGGCTTGAGGACGAAATTATTGCCGCGCGTGGGGCGATGGCGACGGCGGCGCGTGATGTTTACGCATTTGAATTGACCATGATTGACCGCGAAAAGGCAGCGCGGCTTGCTGATATTTCGACACGTGAACGGATTGGTGAACTCGGTAAATCACAGGCCGACGAGCAGCGCGGGCTTGTCTCCGAACTCATGCAGGCGAAAGCGTTGCGCGCAATCCAGAACAAGCGCGAGGCCGAAATTGCCGCGCGTGAAACGATGGCGCGCGACGATCTGGACACGCTGCAGGCCGTGTCGCAGGCTACGACGAACCGCAAAGAACGTGTCGAAGTCGAAAAACGCATTCTGGACCTGCAACACCAGATCGAACGCGCACGGCTTGAGGAAGCCATTGCAGCGGTGCAGGTGGCGGACGTTGCCAAGGCGCGCGCCAATCTGGAAACACGGCAGGCGGCTGACAATGCTGTTCTAGCGCGGGGCAGTGCAGGCCCGCTCGACCAGTATCGCGAACAGTTGCGCCAGAGCGGTGAGAACATTGACGATGAAATCGAGTCCTACGTCGTCGAAGAACTGGACAACGTGCGCGACGGCATCCGTGGCGCGCTGGAAAAGGCAATCGGCACAGACGACCCGCTGATTTCCGGCCTGCTGAACCTGTTGATTGAACAGGTCATCATGAAGCCGCTTGCCGACGCACTGGCGGGCGCATCCGGCGGCGGCAGTGGCATCGGCGGCTTCATCGCATCGGTAGGCAGCGCAATCTTTGGCCGCGCATCAGGCGGTCGCGTCAATGCAGGCCAGATGGTGCGCGTCAACGAAGGCGCATCACCGGGCCGCGTGGAAGGCTTCATTCCGCAAGGCGCTGGGCATATCGTGCCGCTTGGCAGGATGAATGCTTTGAAGTCCGGCGGTGGGCAGCGCGTCTACAATATCAGCATCGACGCCAGCAACAGCGTGAACCCGGCGGGCTTTGAACAGCGCATCCTCTCGCTGGCTAATTCGCAGGCCGCTGCAATGGACGGGCAGACCGCCAGAGCCGTGCTGAACGCGGTCCCGACACGCATGAACCAATCGCAGCGGGATGGCTTCTGATGCCATCCTACCGCGAGAGTTTCGTGTTCTACATCGCCACGCCTGACCCCGCCGTGTTCTGGTCTGGGCACGGGCCTTTGCTTTTGCCGGCTGATGACGTTTTGCCAACACCGACCGCGATCATGGGCGCGGGGCAGTGGGTCGATATTCCAGCGCTTGAGCAACTCATCAACGGCAAGGCGCAACGTCTTGAGGTCACCATGTCCGGTGTGAGCGAGGAAACCGTTGCCATCGCGGTTGACGAAGCGCCGCAGATCCCCGGCACGCCCATCTACATCGGGCGCATCACGTTCGATGACGCTTGGCAGATCGATGGCGTCGATTGGGAATGGACAGGCGAAGGGCGCGGGCTTTCGGTCGCTAGTCAGGACACCGGTTCGGGCCGAGTGCGCACGCTGACCCTCACCGTGGCAGCGGGCGATACGTCGCGCCGCCGTCCCGCGCTGGCCTATTTCACCGATGCGGACCAGCGCTTTGATTATCCCGATGACGCCGCTTTCTCGAATGTGGCGGGCATCAATGCCGGAACGTCAAGACGATGGGGACCATCGGCGTGAACCTTGGCGATTATCTCATCGCGGCATCACGTCGCAAGCACGTCTACGGCGCGCACGACTGCTGCACGTTCGTGGCGGACTGGTGCATCGCCAATGGCTGGCCTGATCCGATGGCAGAGTGGCGCGCGGGCTATGCCGACGCCAGCCCCGCGCATGACGGCCTGTTGCTGCTGTTCGTGGCGGGCATGGGCGGGGCTGGATTGCCGGTCACTTTGGAGCCTGTCGAGGGCGATGTGGGCGTGGTGACTGTGTTTGGGCAGGAAGCGGGCGCGGTGTTCACAGGCAAGCGCTGGGCATTGGTTGCGCCGCGAGGGCTGGCGTTTGTCTCGGCTGATCCGGCCATCTTGGTGAAGGCTTGGGGGGTTGGCCGTGGGTAAGACGCTTGGTTCTATCCTCCAAGTTGTTGCGGGCACCGCGCTAGTTCTAACGGGTAACCCCGCCGGTTATAGCCTCATTGCCTCGGGCGTTGTTTCTGGGGCTACAGCTTTGCTTGCAGGCGGTAGGGCAAAGCCCGAAACCGGCGAAACCGCCATCAAGACCTCACGCCCCCCGCGTGTGTCCGCTTATGGCCGGATGCGGCTTTATGGGGCGTGGGTTGTCTATGAAACGGCCACGAACGGGACCGCTGTTGACATTTTCGTCATTCACGACGGCGAAATGAGCGCGCTGGTTCAGCGCTATTTGAGCGATGACCAAATCACGCTGTCCGGCGATTTCGTAGTTGCGGGCGCGGATGGCCGATATGGCGACAACAAGGTCAGCTTTTACCACACCGACGGCACCACTCCCGGAACCGGCGGCGCGATCACGCCTGCCATCACGCTGCTTGGTTCGGGTATCTGGTCAACCGACCATCGCGGTGACGACGTTGTCCTAGTCGCGCTTTTCTCATCTCCGGTGAAGGCTGAGGATTTTCAGGACATTTACCCGCAGTCATCGCCACCGGTCCCGTCGTTGGTTGCAGATTGGCAAGCGTGCCCCGATCCTGCGGCCGTCGATCCCCTGGACGAAAGCGGGTGGACCTATACCGAGAACCCCGTCCGGCATCTGTTACACTACATGTTGGTCCGCGAAGGTCCGCGCCCTGCCTTGCCGAAAAGTCACGTCGATTACGACACCGAACTGGCAGCGCTCCGAACGGCATGGTGGAACCGCTACATCGCGCCGACGCTGGATTACTGGATCGATGCGGCGGCGGTCTGTGATGAGGCGCGTTCCCTGAACGCTGGCGGGACCGAACCGAAATACCGCGCCTGTTTTGCGCACAAGCACACCGATGCGCCGGAACAGGTCAAGTCTGCCATCCTGACCACGTTCGACGGGTGGATGGCACCGCGCTCCGACGGCGCTTACGTGATTTTCGCGGGCAAGTCTTACACGCCCACAGTCTCAATCGGTCCTGACGAAATTCTCGCCTACACGTGGGACGGCGGACAGGTTGACGACGATGAGGCGGTCAACGAACTGGTTTGCAGCTACGTATCCAGCCTGCACGATTACAACACGGTGCAGTGCGATCCGTGGCGCGATGAGGACGACATCACGGCGCGTGGTCGTATCCTGTCCGCCAACTTCGAACCCGGCGTGCCGAGTCATGCTCAGGCGCGATATCTGGCAAAGCGTAAAATGGCGCGGACGAATGCGGTCAATCGGGGATCGATCACCACGAACATTGCGGGACGCGCGGCGCGGGGTGAGCGCTACATCAACCTGCGTATCGAGGAAGCGGGCGCGGTGTTTTTCGACGGCGTTGCAGAAATCACCAGCCTGTCGCGTAGCCTTTCCGGCGGCGTGACGTTCCAGTGGGTCGAATTTGACCCCAACGTCGATGCCTGGACCGCTGCAACCGAGGAAGGCGAACCTGCAACCGTGGGTAGCCGTGTCGCGCAGGCGCCGCTGGAAACGCCGGAGATCACATCGCTCGGCTTCGAGTTCGACGGCGCTGGTTATTTGCTGGTCGGCGTTGACGCGCCTGATCGTGCGGACCTGACATGGTATGCCCATTGGCGCATTGATGGCGCAACGGTGTGGGGCGCTGATCTTGTCTATTCCGACACCGACCCTGCCAGCCCGGTTGCGTTGCGTGTCGGGCCGGTGCCTGTTGACGCCGAAGTCGAGGTAGAGGTCGCCTATCAGGTGGGTGACGGGCGTATCTCGGCATGGTCGCCAGCGGAAAGCATTTCAACTTCCACCACGACATCACCGCCGTCCGATGTGGCTGATTTTGCCGCTGCGGATGGAACGGGATCGTCGGTGGTGTCATGGCGCAATCCGGTTTCCACCAACTTCGGCTATGTGCGTCTTTATCGCGGCACGACGGCGTTGTTCGGTTCGGCCTCGCAGATCGGCGGCGATATCACGGGCGGGCTTGGGGAGAGCAAGACCTATACCGATACCGTGGGCGCGGGCCTGTGGTATTATTGGGTCCGGCCATACAGCACTGGGGGCATAGCGGGCGATCTAGAGGGACCGGACACCGCAGTCGTTAGTTGACGGCGGTAACGGCGGGCATGGCTTGCACTTAGCCATATCCCGCCATGCGAGTATTCCCGACATATGCCTTCCAGTTCTCCGATATGGAGGCCGACGTTGAACGGCGCACCATGTCCGGCGGCACTGCGATCACGGGCGGCGAGGACGTAATTGCTGCCGACGGCGGCGGACGTGTCTTTGCGCAGTTCGGTGACGCCTATCTTGACGAACCTGAAATGGCCCTCGCGTGGAAGGCATGCGCGTCCGTCTTGAAAGGCGGTGTCGTGCCGGTGATCGTGCCGCTGGGCGATCTACGCCACCAGTTCGGCACGGACCTGCGCATTCCCGCATCGCTGCCGTGGTGGACCGAAGCGGAATACGCGACCGGCGATTCCGGTGTTGCGCTGTCCGCCGATGCGGCGTTGCGCGCCACGACGCTGAACCTGACGATTGACTTCATTCCGGGGCCGTTGCGCGCGGGCATGTGGCTTTCCATCGATCATGTGAACATGCGCCACCGGGCCTACCAGATCGACGAGGTTGTCAGCCAGACCGGCACGGCGGCAGTCATCACGATTGGCCACCCTTTGCGCGAGGCCACGCTATCCGGTGTCGCGGTAGAATTCCACGACCCGCGCTGCGTCATGCGCTTGGACGGCGAAATGCGGTCACCTTCGAACATGGGCTACGCGACCGGTTCAGCCATCCGCTTTGTCGAACATTTCCCCGCTCTCGGAGGCAACTACGAATGATGGCCGCTGGGCAACTCAAACTGCTGCTGAACCGCTGGCAACCGAACAAGGTCGCTATCGATTTCGTCGGCCACAACTTCACCGGTGCGACGTTCAAATCGCAAATCCGCGCCTATCGGGATGCGCCTGACCCTGCACTGGTGACGCTGGAAAGCGCGACGGCGGGAACGCAGGGCATATCGGTCGTCGTGACCACCGAGGACGACATCCCAACGTCCACGGTCACGCTGCAATACGATGAGGCCACGATTGAGGGCCTGCCGTTCACCAATCCCAAGGGCACCGACCTTGAGCTGGACTGGGATCTGACAATCGACCCGACCGACAGCGACAAACTGCGCTGGCTTGAAGGGCCTTGCATCATTCACGGGGGTTCGACGCAAATCTGATGCCAGACGCAATTGTTTCCACGGCTGATGGCCGGATCAAAGTCGTTCCGTTCGGCTCGGATGCGCTGACGCCTTTAGTGTCTGAGGCAGCGGGGCAGGTTACGCTTGCAACCGCCCAAGTCGCCCTAGCCACCACGCAAGCAGGCATCGCTACCACACAGGCGGGCATTGCAACGGCGGCGGTGGCTGCGACATTCAAAGAAGCAGGCCGCTATATCCCGATCACCCAAGCGCTACAGGAAGGCGGGGTTTACGGTGACTTTTCCATCCCGGCAGGCGTCACCTATACGCGGCTATATGCGAAAATCCTTGGTGGTTCAGGCGCGGTAGACGTTACCATTCTTGATGACGGCTACCCGGTGCATGGGCCGGTAACGGTCACTTTCGGCACAGCGACTGACGCGACCATTTCGGAAGTCATCGCCACAGGCTCCGACATTTCGTTCTTTCTCGACAACATCACGGGCGCGCCAATGGGCCTGATCGTGAAGGTTGAAGGGGCACCGGCATGATTATCCAGAGCGCCACGGCTGACCCGGATTTCCTCAACACCCCGCACCTTGTCGGCTTCCGCGACGACTTCGAAAGCAGCGGCAACTTCAACGTCCGCACGGGCTGGACTGTCGAGACGCGCACGGGTTTTGATTCGCAATCCAGTGCGATTACCGCAGGCAGTGGCGCGGCGGGTGGAACGACCGGCACAGCAGCTTATGCATGGCATCAAGCCACGGATGAAGCGGCACGGGTAACGACTGTCATCGGCTCGGCCATCACGCAGACCAGCGGCACGGGCGGCACGATCAGCGATCATGTTTCGCTGGCGACCGGCACGCCTTCAATGTTTCAGTTCAACCACATCTGGCTGACCAGCGGCGGCGTTTCCACTGGCCGTGTGACGCTTACGCACCTGAAAAACACGACGACCGGCACAACCATAGTTCAGTTCACCAATCTGCGGTTCGAACGTGGGGATAGCTTCACGCGCCAATGGACCAGCGCCGGAGTTGTGACCCCATACCTGAATGGTCGGCAGTGCTGGCCATCGGTTGATTGCTCCACGCATGTCGGCTCAATCGGAACGGGCGTTCCTCTCAACGGCAAGTTCGGTCTGATCGGCGGTGCAGGTGCTGAGACGTGGCTGGACTTTTGGGAAAGCAGCGAAAACCAAGGCTGGCTGAACGCCTACATGCCGAACCGCATTGTCCGCATCAACGCGAACGGCGGCGGTGATTGGTATGTGCCGATTTCCTACAACGGCGTCATCGGGCGGGTGGATTATCAGGTCCACAACGCGGCTGATGACACGGTGCGGGTGGCTTGGACACAGGCGACCATTGCCAGCGACGTTATCCAGTTCAGCACGAACAGCACGCAGACGCCAACGGCAGGCACGCACTACGTTGTCATGCGCCGCCACCTCGGCAACGGCAACTATGCCTATGCACGCGGCCCGGTGCAAACCATCGGCTATGTCGTCCTGCAATCGGGGCAATCGTTGGGTGTTCATGCATCGAACCAGACTGCTACCAGCACGCTTGCCATTTCAACCGCGTGCTGGCGTATCGATGGGACTGACGCAACATCGGACGCGACACAGCGCCGCCAGCTTCCCCAAGCGGCTGACACGGTTATTTCGTGGCTTGGGCAGACATTCGCATCGCTGGCTTCAAACCCGCTGCAATTCATCGCCGGGGGCAAGTCGTCCACGTCTATCAGCGAGCGCTTGCCGGGTGGTTCGATCTATGTTGCCGAAGTAGATGGCATTGCTCACGCGGGCGGGCGCATCAACATCGCGTTCGAGACGGGCGGGCAGAACGAAACCACGAACCTTGCCAGCTTCAAGGCACAACTGGTCACCAAGTGGGAGGCCATCCGCGATCTGAACGGCGGCGCTCTGAAGGTCATTCTTGACCCGATGAACAAGTCTTGGACCAATTCGGACGCAACATACCAGAGCATCCGGCGCGGTCACTACGAACTGACGGTGGACCGGCCTGACTTGTTTGTGGGCGGCTCTCACGCCTACGATCTGCGCAACCATGACACGCTGCACCTCGGCACGTCCACCACCGACCCCAACAACAAGCAGGCAATCTGGAACGCACGCCGGGGCCGCAATCTGGCATTCCACCTTGGCGAGACGGCGGCGGATTATCGCGGGCCGCGCATGGTGTCGGTGCAGCGGCTTTCGGCAACTTCGGTCAAGGTCGTGTTCGATCTGGACGACTTCGATAGCCTTGAACTAATCAACTCGGCTTCGGAGTTTCACGGCGGGCTGCGGTTCGCGGCTTCCACCAATCCGGCCTCTCCCATCTGGCCGACTGCGGCAACGGTTGATGCATCGCCATCGGGCGGCACGCAGGGCGTTACGTTCACGTTTGCCAGCAACAGCTTCCCGACGTCGGTTTCGGTGTGGTGCGGCTACGGCGCAAACCCGCACAATCCGCTGCAAAACAGCACGATCAACAGCACGACTTGGGACACGGCGGCAAGCACGATCCGGGGCGTCAAGTCTGGCCTGCCATCGGTGGGTGTGCAGCCATACCACGGCCCGACCGTGGATTACATCACAGCGACTTGAGGGGGATGACAATGGACCGGAACGCGATTGCAAAACTTTATCGCGAGGATGCGAAGTTGCTTCGGCAACTTGCTCACAATGCCGAAAAGCGCGCCCAACTGATTTGTGGCGATACGCCTATCGTTGCACTTGATGGCGGTGGCAATGGCAATGGCCCGCCTCCGGCACCGTAATGCACTGGACCCTCATCATAACGGGTTTGCTAGTCGCGTGGGCGATGCTGGCAGGCCCGTGGCGGTGGGGATCAGTCGCGCTTGCGGCAAGTTGGTGTGTTGGGCAGTCCGTTTACGTTCTGACTGGAAACGAACTGCCCATAGGCGTGTATTGGATTACAGACCCTATAGTCATGTTTATCCTATGGCGGTGGGCAGGGTCAAAGCTGGATTATGCCATACTGGCGCTATTTCCTGCGTGCTGGTGGGCTTATCTGAATGAGACAGGGGCAGAACAGTGGTGGACCCTATGGGTTATTTCCTCTTTGCAGCTTTTTTTGGCTGGCCCGTTCCTGCAAACGCAACGGATACTTTCCGCTGTCAGTCACGGCCCGAGGAGGGCGGGAATATGAGGGTTGCCAATGCCGGAACTAGATCTTGGGGCGCTGACGATCCCCGTTTTCGCAACGATCTTCGGGGCCGGTTGGGCGTCGTGCTATCAATGGATCGTAAAGCCCCTGAAAGAGCGCCTCGACAAGCTGGAGGCGAAACACGATGCGCTGTTCACGCAGTTTCACGAGATTGCGATGAGGGACCGTTGACGCGGCTTCGGAACATGATGCGGATTTTCAAGCGCGTGGACGCTCTGGAAGCGCGCATGGACGGCATGGCTGAATGGCTGGAGGGTCGGCAATGACGATCACCACAGAAGCCCCGCCGCTCAAGTTCAAACTCACCCCTCGCATCGTCGCTGCCGTGGCGCATGAAGAAGGGCTTGTGCTGGAGGCCTACAAGGACAGCGTGGGCGTGTGGACGTGGAGCCTAGGCGTCACCAACGCCAGCGGTCACCAAGTGCACCCGCGCTACCTGAACAAGCCGACCACTGTTGAGCGCGCTTTGGAAGTCTCGATCTGGCTTCTGGAAAACCGCTATCTGCCGACCGTGCAAAAGGCTTTCGATGGCCACCGGCTGAAAGAGCATGAAATAGCGGGCGCGCTGTCGTTCCACTGGAATACCGGCGCAATCGGACGGGCGTCATGGGTCAAGGCTTGGACGGCGGGCCGCATTGAAGACGCGCGCAAGGGCTATCTGGACTGGAATAAGCCCGCTGCAATCATCCCCCGCCGCAAGCGTGACGCGGCGCTGTTCTTTGATGGCGTCTGGCCTGATCTGCGCACGCCTATCTGGCGGGTTGCCAAGCCTTCGTATCGCCCTGTCGGTGGCAAGCCGACTGACATTCTGCCGATGCTTGAACAGATGATGGGGGGCGCATGACCAAGGATACCGTCCGCAACGTTTTGGCAGGCTGGATAAGCGGCGCGTTCATAGGATCGATTGCCGCGCTCTATTACGTGCCAATCCCCGCCGACAACAAAGATCTGATCGTGTTCATGCTTGGCCAGTTGAGCGGCTTCATGGGCGCGGTCATGGCGTTCAACTTCGGCACGTCCAAGGGCAGCGCGGACAAGACGGCGATGCTGGCGAACCGGCCAGCGGGAACGCCTGTCGATCCTGTCCACACGACAGAGGAACCCGCCCCATGATCTACGCCTTCATCATAAAGCATTACCGCGTCCTGTTGCCCGTTCTAGCCGCTCTGGCGCTGTATGCCGCCTACAAGTGGCACGTTGCCAGCGAGGTTGAACAGGCACGCACAGAGGACGCCCTGGAGGCCGCACGCATGGACGCGGTTGCGGACGATGTAGCGGGACAAATCACCGCGTCCGAACAAGCCAAAGTCGAACAGGAGAATACCGATGCTCGTAAGGCTGCAAATGCTGGCAGTGATCCCCTTGGCGATGGCCTGCGCAGCTTGCGGAAGCGAACGCCTAGTGATCGCTAAGCCGCCTGTCGCGCTGCTCACCTGCGCCGATGAACCGGATGCACCTGACCTGCCGGGGCGCGAGTTGCAGGCGCAACGTGATGAAATGGTGTTCGATTATATCCTTGGCCTGCGCTCGGCGTGGGGTTCGTGCCATGCCGCTGTTGCCGGTGTGCGTGCTTGGACGGAGGCAAACTAAATGGCCGGTCTTTCGCTTTCCAGTGCACTTTCGCTTTCGCTCTCACCGCGTGCGGGGGGTGGGGGTGGTTCGGCGTTGCCATCGTTCGCCTATGAGGCCGAGACAAACTCACTGGCGAGCAGTTTTGCGGTGGCCCCTAGTGACCGGCGCAAATACTCGATCAACCGCTGCATCAAGCGCCTGAAGAATGCAGGCGTCTGGTCCAAACTGACGGCGCTATGGATGATCGGTGCTACCGAGAACGCCAGCGGCAAAAATTGGATCAATCCGGCTACCTATACGCTTGTCAAAAACGGCACGCCTACATTCATCGCGGACGATGCGTGGCATAACGGTTCGTCAGCGTCGAACTTCTGGGACACGCAAGTCCCGCTTAGCGCCATCGCCCGCGACAATCATTCGATGGGCCTGTTCAAAAAGACTGCCGGAACGGGCGGGATTGATATGGGCGTGGTCGATGGGACGGGCGGCATTCTGCTGCGTTCCAGAGATGGCGGCTCAAGCAAACTCAGGGTCCGTTCGTTTGCGACCGACACAGACGTTGGCGGAGTGGCTGAACAGGATGGGACCGGCTTCAACGCCTTTTCCCGTTCATCCTCCACGGGGTTCATGGGCCACAACAGCGGGCGTGATTATGGCACGGTAACACTGGCATCGGTGGCCACAGTGACGGGCACGAACACTGTCCATCTACTTAAAGCCAACGGCTCTGCCACCATCAGCAACAGCCACAAAATATCGTCCGCATTCATCGGGCAGGCGCTTACGCAAGCAGAATTGCGGATATTTCACGCTGCCACGCAGGAATACCTTGAAGCGATCCAATATGGCGAGCCGACCTATTACGAAGCAGCCAAACTTCCCGCTACCGCCTCCAATGATGTAATTGTTTACGGTGCGACCGGGCAAGGCATCATGGCGGCATATGAAGCAAAACGCGCAGGCAAAGATGTTGCCATCGTCGGCGGTTGGCGTGATCGCACCTTGGGAGGGATGAGCGCAAACGGGCTAGGACTGGCCGACTTAAACCAGACTTCAGCTCTTTGGGGGCTGCCTTCTTACGCGCTGGCACGGCTGAAGGTTCTGACAGGCCGGGTAGATAGCAACGTATTTTTCGAGCCGCGCACATTCGGATGGGTATGCCGGGAAATGCTGGACCCTGACAAAACTAACGGGCTGGACATTCCAGTGTTTTGGTCAACAGGTGCTGTGAGTGGGAGTAAAACGGGGACTAGGCTTAACTCCTTCACCACGGCGGACGGTAGGGCGTTTAGCGCCTCCCAGTTTATTGACTGCTCCTATGAGGGCGACTTGGCACCGATTGCGGGTGTCAGCTTCAGTGTTGGCCGGGATGCGCGCGGCACAGGCGGCGAAGCCAAGAACGGTTACGGACCTGACTTTGAGCGCTCTTACGCTGGCAACTGGTATAAGGTTGGCGGTGCCGAACAGAGCCATGATCCCTATATCACGCCCGGTGTCAGCGGTTCTGGTTTGATTGCGCAGCTTGAAACCAAGCCCGCGCTGGCGACCGGTTCAGCAGACGGAAGGGTGCAGGCTTTCACCTTCCGCACCACACTGACGCAAACTGCTTCCCGCCGTGTGCCTTTCGATGCAACGCCACCGCCGGGATATTCAACCGCCTATTGGGAAGGCATGTTGCGCCTGATGGCAGTTGCGCCGGGGATAACGCTTACTGAAGTGTTCAAACTCGACAACACCTATAATCAGGCGCTCGATGCGAACCAAGGCGGTGCATCATGGGGGATTAATTCTCCGCTGCTGGCGCAGGCATATGTCAACGCAACAACTTATGCCGAGCGTGAAGTGGCATGGCAGAACCTGACAAATCACATCAAGGGGTTGGTCTATCTTCTGCAATACGACCCCGATCCCCGAGTGCCAGCAGCACTAAGAACCGCCGCGCTAACCCTTGGATGGCATCGCGATCACTATCTGGACGAAGGCGGCGGAGATAGCCTGAACTTCCCGCGTCAGTTGTATGTCCGCGAATTTCGCAGGATCAATGGGGCGCTCACTTGGAACGGCAACGACATTCAGGGCGCGGACAGCACAACCCCGCGATCAATCAAGACCGTGGCCACGGCGTCCTATTCGATGGATAGCCATATCGTCTACCGCTACGAAAGCGGTGGTGTGGTGCGAAACGAAGGCAACTTCCTTGAATCTGGGGGAGGGGTTAACGGCGTCTCTCCGTTGCCAATCGAGATATTCCTACCGCAGGCATCCGAATGCACGAATGTGTCGTTTGCGTTTGCATGTTCGGCCACGCACGTTGCGTTCGGTGCAATCCGCATGGAATACACATCGATGGAGTCCGCGCAGTCATTGGCACTTGCAGCGGTGCAGGCGATTGACACAGGTTCCACACTTCAGGCGCTGGATTACCCGACGCTGCGGGCTGCTATCATCGCAAGCCCGACATTGACCGGGGAGACAACGCCATCGCTGCCACAGGTACATTGATGGCTGCATCGCTCATAAATAAGGCCAGAGCCGGTTAAGACGCTGGCAAAGGTGGCGGGCAGGCTGCACATTCGCAGCAGGTAATTCCGGCTTCCCCGCACCTGCCCGCACTTTGGGGGAAAAGACATGGTGTCCCTTGGCACCTCTCGCCCTTACAGCGAGAACCGATGGTGCGCGCGACCGGGAAAAGCCCAATCCGTGAAGCGTTCGGCGTCTATGCCCGCTTATACCGCGCATTCGTGACTGGTGCAATGGGGGGGAATTGTGGTCAAAGCGGTAGTTTGATGCTTTCCGGTTCAATCCCGGCATTCCGCAAGAGCATTTCAATGCGAAGGATGCGGCGTTCAATCGTAGCAAGGCGAGCCTCTTTTGCGCCTTCAAAACTGGAGCCTACCGCCCCAAGCATTCCAATGCCTATGATTTCTTCTTGTCCTGATGCGATTTGAAAATTTCTGCCGTTCATTGCGGGGTGTCCTTCCTCATTGCGCGCAGGTATTCGGCTGCACCACGCCATTCGCCAAAGCCATCAGCGCTCTCCAACTCCTCAATCGCCTCGCTCCACCCCTTCGCATGGGCCGCGTCACGTTCTGCGATCAGGTCGCGGATGGCGGTGGCGGCTTGCGCGTATGTGCGCGACGGCATCACGCCAAACCGCGTGTTGCTGTCCGCCAATCGTTGGCTCATCTGCAACCGCTCAATCAGTTCGCTGTGGTCAGTCATGCTTGCCTCCGTCACCCCAAAATCCCGAATTTCCACGGTTCAAGTCCTTCATTTCGGAGGGCTTTTGTCGCTTCCCGCACTTGCTGTTCAGCAACCCTCATCCGCTGCTTAAGCATATCGGTATCGCGGTTGATCTTCCCGGCATTGCGGATCAAGGAAACAACGAATTGCCACGTAGGAGCGTCTTTGTCGCGCAATGGCGCGTTGACGATAACCTTCACTTGGCCATCATGCACTTCCACCAAACCGGCCCAATCAGGCACTTCGTCTTTGGAAATTAAACCCGGTGGCGTGGCATAATAGAACCTATCAGAAAACAGCCTCGCCTCACGCTGCTTGCTGGCATTGTCGCGCTTGAAGTCCTGCCGAGAAATCTTAATCTCGTAAGCGACGGCGTGAAATCCTGCAGAACCGTTTGGACTGATCGTCCAGAAGTCGCATCGCCGGTCACCGCCGGACATTGCAAGTTCTGTGGCAAAGATGCTGTCGCCAGCGCGCTTCACCAGCGCTTCTAGGATATCATCAGCCGTCATGCTTGCCTCCGATGGTTGCGATTGTCAGGCCGTGGCGGGTGAGTATTTCTGCCATGCGCTCTGCTGCCTCATGCGGGTGAGAGTGCCCGTATTCCTTCATCACAGCCACCAGCGGATCGAGTTCGGGCGCGGGGAGTAGGGAGCGGAGTGCATCCATAGCTGCGTCCAGTATTTCAGGCCAAATCGACGGCTCAAATCCACCTTGGTCATCGGCCCATTTGGCACCGCATTGCTGGCATATAGTCCAAATGAAGCCGCCGCGTTCGGTGTCTTCGTGCGCGCAGATATTGCGACCAGCGTAATCGAGCGCTGCGCGGATTGCAGGGACGCCTTCCCGCAACGCCTGCAACTCTGCCTCTGCCTTTTCAGCACGGCCCTGCTCAATGTCGTGCATCTTCGACCAGTGAGCTGCGTCCACCTTCGTCGCCTCATGTGCGGCGTGTTCGGTGTCGCGTTCTTCTAGAGCACGGCGGTGAAGATCAATGTATTTACGCTTTGCAGCTTGTTCGGTGTCGAGGGCTTCGAGGGTGCGGGCGATGGTCATGGCTGTTCCTTTGCTTTCAGGGCGGCGGATGCGACGGCGATGGCGGGGTGGTCGGCGTCGTAATCGTCGAACACGCGACGGGGATTGCTTGGAATGCCTCCCGTGCAAATCTCACACGACCAAACCGGCCCGTCAGCGGACGCTATCCAATAGCGGTTGAGATAGAACCCAGCTCCTTCCGGAACCAGCATCATTGCCGCGTCTAGGTAGGCTTCGACGTCGAGGAAGCGGCGGAAGCGGAACCAAAGAGGGTGATGTTCCCAATATCCGGGGGACTTCTCACGCTTTCGCCAGCCATGAATTGCGTCAAACGCCCCTTCCAGCACCTCCCGCACGTTCTTATCCTGCATGGGGTGTCTCCAAGGCTTTGAGGTATGCGGCGGCATCGGCATGCTGCTCAATCCAGTCTGGTGGGTCTAGCGGCATCATCCAACCGCGCTCACATGCGCACTGGACCGTCTCGACTTCATCAGGCGTTGGGCCTTTGATAAGGCGTAGCTTGTGTTTGAGAGCGGCAACTCCGCCTTGTCTGCTGCCATAGCGGCTGCGATGACTGCGGCGGCTGCTTTAGGACCATGCTCACGATTGGCCTCTTTGGCGTGATACCAAAGGTCTAGCACTTCCTCGGTCATGCCTGCGGTCCTTCCATTCGTTCTCGTGTGAATTTATGAAGCAGCGCCTGTCGCCTCGCCTGCCTCGCTATCTCAGCTTTAACAACAGGGTTTCTTTCTCCTGTTCGCTGTCGGCAGTAGGACTTGAAAACATCTGAGTTGAATATCTCTTTGCGCGTTGCCCAACATAGATTTTCAGGCTGATTGTTAAGCGAATTGCCGTCTTTATGACGTGCCATAGATTTGTCATCTGGTGCAGGGCCGTGGAAAGCCTCGCATACAAGTCGGCCTATCTGCAAAGTTCCGAAGCGGCGCGTCTTAGACACCAACTTCACATGATTTGGTGAAGTCTGGGTTTTATAGCCTGCTGTCGGGTGCCCTCCCGGAAGATGAACGCGGCCAAGGCTGGACGCCATTGCTCCGGGGAGCAATGGGATAGGGAGCCAGACTTCATCCATGTCAGTTCATCCCCCTCATTGCGAATGTCTTTTCGACGGCGGCAATGGTCCGTGCCGACACAATGTTTTGCAGTGCAAAAGCCATCGCATCCTTATCGAGAGTGTGGCATCCCGCCTTTGCAGTCCCGGCAGCGAGGATTAAATCCACTGCCTGCCTAGCCCACGGGGTCAGGTCCACTTCCAGTTCTGTGCGGTCAACCATTGGCCTGCGGTCCTTCTGCTTGGGTGATGGCGGCGACTATCATCATGTGATCGTCATGCTCTTCGCCAATGTGCTTGCTGACGTAGCCGCGATCCAAAACACGCTTCAAAGCCTCCAGCAACATCGGCCCCGCTGCTTGTGCAGGGGTTAGGGTGCGGTGGCGGGCGAGTGCCTCAGGGCCGGTCATTTCGCAGTGGAAAATCGCAGGGCCATAGCGTTCCCATGCGGCAACGTCCTCAGGCGTAACGGTCACTTCGGTGTCGGTGGTGGTCATGATTGATCCTTGGGCTGGTGGGGCGCAACGCAATCGCAGGCGTCACATGGGCGTCCTGCAAGCGCTTCATCTGGCGAAGCTGGGCAACCTTGGGCTGAACACGACCAGCATGTCTGCGCCCACTCTACGCGCTCCAGCTCGATCTTGCGCCCACACCATCCGCACGTTGCGTCTGCCGCGATCATGATGCGTCCTTTCATCATACGATCCCGTACCACCAAGCGCACAGGAAGAAGCCCGCCATGAAAGCCAACAGGGCTAGGCACCCGACACCATCGCCGGACCATGAATTGTCGCTCATGATGCGGCTCCGGTCGCGCGTGTGATGGCTGCGCGGAGTGCCATCGCGTCCCACCAAGCGTTATGCTGAACAGCGCCTTCCAACGCGGTCGGATAGCAATCGACGTTGTGAACCTCAAACGTCATGCGCGGATAATCAGCCGACGCCCACCCACCATCTGCGCCGGTTGAAAGCGCTTGGCAGAACCGGCCAATATCGACGGGACTGTCCGCGATGATGATCGGGTTTTGGCAGTCACCAATGAACGCGCGAATTACACCACCAACATCATTTATGTAAGTGATGCCCGATTGAGTGGCCTTGTGCTGATCCATCAACGGCATGACGTTCTTGCGGACCCAAGGGTCTTTGGCTTCCTGCGCCACGCGAATGTGAACGCTGTAATCATCGTCACGCACGATTGCCATACTCAACAGCGGCCCGTTGTGACCGTCAAACTCGCAGTCAATGTAGAAGCGGCCCGCCTCCACCAGTTCAGCCTGCACAGTGCGCGCGTTCCATGCGGCGAGGGCTTCGGCGGTGTAGAGGGGTGTCTCGGTCCAGCCACGACCTACCATGTCGGGACTGCGCTCGGTAAGTGGCACGACAACACGCGCCACGCCGTGCGTGTACATCCAAGCGCTCGGCGTCACTTCTACCGGCGCGGGCTTGTCTGTCATGGTTTCGGTCATGGGTTCATCCGATCAAGAACGGCGGTTAGGTCGTCCAGCAAATGCTGAGGCAGCTTGGCGCTTCCGTTGCGATGAACAGCGTATGTCTTCTGCAAAACCCGGCGCATTCCGCTGACAATCTCGGGGAGTTCGCCAAGCATGGGCTTTTCGTTGACGCCAATAGCTTCACGAATTTTAGCCAGCGACCAGCATAGGCCGACATCTGCCGTGTGAGGGTTCTCCGTCCAATCGCAAGGCAGCGCGCCGCACAGTGGGCAAGGGTTCAGTTCGTCGATCACTTCCCGTTCTCCTGAATGAATGACCCTACTGCGAGGCCGAGAGGGGTATGCTCGATCCACCATTGTGGGGTCACATCGGGTATGTCCTCGCCGTCGCCATGCAGAGTATCGCAAGTCGGGTTCTCATCCGGCGTGGCCTGCAACAGACCAAGCCTTAGGCATTCATTGACAACTTCGCCCAATACTGGCGGTTCTGTGTCGTATTCGACCATAGGCCACGAGTTGTGCCCTTCTGGTAGGCCCCATGCTGGCGGGACTTGTAGGACTGCCTGCCTCTGCGCATCCGTCAGCCCCGCAGCGATCTCGCGCGCACTCGTTTCGGTCACGGGGTCGGCTCCTGTGGTGGAGTGGGAGTAGGCTGCCAGAGCGTCGGTTCACTGCCGCGCAAAGGCCGGTCATCAAACTTTCCGTCCGGGCAAATCCACCAGCCATCACACCAATCAGCATCCCAATGAACTGTGAAAATGCCACGATCATTGCTGACCAAGATGCGCCGCCCGTCCTTCACTTCGTCAGTGATAGGTTGCCAAGCGTTTACCGCGTTCTGTGCGCCGGGGTTTGTGTCGGTGGTCATGGGCAGCACCTCGGAGAACCGCCGCAGACGTTTTCGTAGGCGTCAATTTCAAATTCTGCGGCTTCACCTTCCCAATCGGTCCAGTGTTCGCAGACGCGGCATTGAAACTTCACCCTGCCGTCGCGGTAGTAGAGGCCATCAGGAAGCCCGAGCACCTCGTCTATATCCCACTCGTCGCATGGGTCGTTGCCGTAGAAACCAAGTTCCCAGCGGACATTGAACAGGCGGGCAAGGAAGCTGGATGAAATCGGCCTTGCTAGCGTTTCGCATGTCATGGCTGCATGATCCTTTCTTCAAGCGCTTGGAACGCAGCGACTACAGTCTCGTATTCGGCGGCATTGGCAGTGTCGGCTAAAAAGCCACTCCCGCGCAATTTGTCGGACAGGTGAAAGAGCGCCTCGCCCAAATCTTCGACAGCAGACGCTATGCGGGTTTGTTCGATGCTCATGGTTGCGTCCTCCGCACCTCGTTTCCCGCCCACACCCCCGCTTTCGACCACAATAGGCGCGGGTTTCCCCACACCGCTGCCCAGAACGCCCGAATTTTCTGGCGCGGGGCTTAACGCTTTCTGAAAGTTGCCGCTTGTCATGGCGTTGTTATCCTTGGTTTTTCCCGGAGCGTTTAACTGGTCGTTCCCCCGACCTTTTTTGTTCTGCCGCCAATTTGCGCTGTCTGGCGCGTTCAGCGATCTGGCGGAACTCCGCGCTCATCTCCGAAACCTGTGCGCGCGCCTTCTCAATTTTGGCGATTGTTCGAGCTTCGGTTGGCGTCAGAAAATCGCGCCATGTGCTTTGTTCTGTCATACGCAACCATTGCGTTCTTCCCTACGCAAGTCAAGCATATTTCTAAGCCCGCCGTTCCCATTTCAAAATCGCAGCCTTGCCCATCTTGCGGCTTCCGACATATCCAGATACCGCGCTGCTGTTTTTCGCAGCATAAGGGCTGGGGGATATTGCGTCATGCGGCCTCCTGTCGTGCGATGGCGTCCAGTATGGCGTTACCTATCAGTTCGGGGATCTGGGGAACTACGGCGTTTCCGAGGGCTTTAAGTCGGTGTGCCCGGTCGGGAACCCCATTAGCCACTCGACCCACGTCGGGTTCAGTGCGCCACCATCCTGCGCCATTACTGCGTGGTCCAGCCTGTCGTTCGACCGATCGCGACCGTTGCTCCTGGTTAGTGATGCAAGGCTGGAACCCTTCGACATTGAAGCACATGGCGTCGGCCAAAGGCCCCGAACCATCAACTGCGCCGCCTCTGGCAAGTTCAGGCCGAAACTGGACTTTGCCCGCCTGACTAGCGTTTCTGTCTTGGTTGCCGCCTGCGCGCCCCTGCCGTCCATTGCGCGTGGGGTAGGCAACAATCCAGATGCGGTCGCGTCTGTGAGGGGCGCCAATGGCGGAAGCTGGTATGCAGTGCCATTCCGCATCATACCCGAGCGAGGCCAAGGTTCCGAGAACGGCATCCAGCCCTCGATGAAGCAACGCTCCGACGTTCTCCAAGATAACAAATCGTGGTGCCAGTTCGCCAACAAGGCGGGCGACTTCGTAGAACAACCCGCTGCGTGCGCCGGCAAGTCCTGCACCCTTCCCTGCGAAGCTGATGTCTTGGCATGGGAAGCCCCCGCAGATGACATCGACGGCAATTCCATCGGCAGCAAGTCGTTCTGCGGTAAGGGTGCGGACGTCGTTGTAGCAAGGCACGTCTGGCCAGTGCTTGGCGAGGACGCGGCGGGGGAACTCTTCGATTTCGCAGAACGCGACCGTTTCAAAGCCGCCTGTTCGTTCAAGGCCAAGGCTGAACCCTCCTATGCCGGAAAACAGATCGAGGACGCGCAGCTTGCTCACCGCACCACCCCCTTAAGCGCATCAAGCACTTCCCATCCTTCGATCAGCACCTTGAGGCGCTCTTCTGGCGGGTATTGCTCAAGCGCTTCTTCCTCGGCCTGTGCGCGCTTGCGGCGTTGCCATTGGTGGGGGGTCATGCGGCGGCTCTCGCTTCGGTGGTCAGTTCAGACGGGTGGCAACCAAGGCGCGCTGCCAGCTTCTGGCTTGCGAAGTCCACAAACGCGGCGCGCTGATCCTCGGTCATGTTGTGAAAGGCGATGCTGTCGTAATCGTAGTCTATCACTTCGCCGGTTTTGCGGGACAGGATCGGCTTTGCCAGCCCTGCCTCACGCTTCAGCCACTTGTGCAGCATTCCGGTGGTGACAGGGCCGTCAAAGGCGTCTGCAAGGTTGTCCAGTGCGATCTTGAGCATTACCCAATACCACGCCATGCGCTTCACGTTGCCGGTGGTGCGCTTGACGTCGATGCGAACGGATGAACCGTCTGCCAGCGCTTTGATTGCATCGTGTGCAGCGCCATTGATCGGACGTAGCGCGCCAAGGCTGACACGGAATAGCAGGGGTTCGTTATCGGCCATTTGCCAGCCTTTCCGCTTCTGCAAGCAGGTCAATGCCGTGCTTTTTCCAGAAACCACGATGACCCAAGCGCTCCACGCTAACAGGCCGGTTCACGTATGGGTCATGCCCGGCTTGATGATGCATCGGGCATAGTGGCACCACGCGGTCATGGCGGCGCGTCATGCGGCCACCGTGGATTGAGGCGGTCACATGATGCACGGTAGAACGCCCACCGCAGACAAGGCAGGGCAGTTTGGCTACATCGGCCATGTGCGCTTTTTCGGCTGCGGTAGGCGGCTTCTTTGCCATCAGTCGATGCCCAGTGCGATCTTGTAGGTTTCCAGCACCGCTTCCATTTCGCGCCGGTCATCAGGTTTCATGGCGCGCAGTTTGACGATCTGCTTCATGATTTTGGCGTCGTAGCCTACGGACTTGGCTTCGACATAAACATCAGCAATGTCGTCAGCGATGCCCTTCTTTTCTTCTTCAAGGCGCTCAATGCGTTCGATCAGCAGGCGCAAGCGTTCTTCACTCATGGTGTGTCTCCTTAAGCAGACAAGCGGTCTGCCAGCGCTTGGGGTCAATAGATGCTGCGGTTGGTCAGAATGGAATGTCTGGATCGTCGTCGTAGCCGCCCGCAAACCCGCCTGCATGGCCCTGCGAACCATCCGGCTCCCGGCGCTGCTGGTTGCCGCCTGCGTTGCCCTGCGGCGTCCCCTGAACGGTCACATGATCGGCGCGGCACTGAACGTAGGTCTTGCCGTTGTGTTCACGCAGCGACATTTCGCCGCTCACAGCAACCTTGCTACCCTTGCGGAGAATGCGGGCCAGCCCTTCGGCTCCCTTGCCCCACTTGGTCACGTCAACCCAAACGGTGGCCTTGTTTTCGCCGTAGCCTGTCGAGACGCCAACGGAGAATGAGCACATTTCAGCGCCGCTTTGTGTGGTCTTGTGTTCGGCATCGCGGCCAGTGTTACCGGCCAGTGTGAGAATGAGCATGTTGTTCCCTTCAGTATCCTACCGCTTCAAAGCGGGCATGGATTGAGCGCACCGTCTCAACATCGGCGCGGCAATAGGTTGCGATCTTTTCGTGTTCGCCAGCGGCCCAAGCAGCGGCAACCATCGAACCATCGAAGTCACCCTTGCCGGGAAGGCCAAGCGCCTCGCAAAGACGATCCTGGCCGATTGTGCCGCGCGCTCCTGCCCATGCGACCATCGTGTCGAAAATGTCCTGCGACCAAGGCTTAATGTCGCGGGGAATGATCTTGGGGATAGTCACGCCCAGCACGATTGCGCGGTTGATAAGGAAGCGCAGGTCAAAGCCTGACACGTTGTGTCCAATAAAGCGGACAAGGCCGTGCTTGGGGATAATGCCATCGAAAAAATATGCCAGCGCTGCAGATTCATCCTGAACGTGTTCAATGCTGGTTGACTGAACCGGCTCGGCATCAACAGCCCATCCAATGCAGCAAATATGCCCATGCGCGGGGTCAAAGCTGGTCTTGGCGATTACTTCATCCGTGGCGGTCTCGGCGTTTTCTTCCAGCCATGCCATGATGCTTTCTGGCTTCTTGATCGTTGCCGGTGGTTTGATGTTCGCCCTCACCTTGGCCCGGTATTCAGGCGACTGGTTCGGTATCGTTTCAATGTCGAGATAGACGTTTTTCACGCGGGTTCCTCCACCAACGCCGCCAGCTTCTTGTTGAGCATGGCGCGGGCACGGTCGAATTGAGCGGCGGGCAATTCCTTGACGCTGGCAATCTTGAATGCGGTGCAGAACGCCTTTGCGTCGGAATTGGTTTGCGTAATCAAGTCGGTAATGGTCATCCATTGACCATCGTTGATTGGCCCTGCCTGTGTTGGCGAAGGCGTGGCCTTGGCCTGCGCATCCTTCTTGGAAGCCGCTGCGGCTGCGTTGCCGTCATCATCCTCCACGGGCACACCAAAGGCCGTCACAAGGGCGTAGCGGCGGGCGTAGGTCATTGCAGAACCAAAGCCTTGCGCGTCCTGCTTGCTGGCCGGGACGAACAGCACACCAAGGCTCATGCTTTCCCCGCCTGCGTGGTGCAGGAACGTCTCGATTTGGACGCCTCTGTCATGTGGCGCAGGGTGCTGCGTGAAGAACAGGCCATGCTTGATAAGCGCTGGCTTGATTGCGTCGATCACGGCGTTAATATCGGCATACTTGGACGCCTTGCCGCCCTTCTTGAATGCATCGTTATCGTTGCCCTTGATAGCGCCGTCGATCTCGGCAAAAGCCAGCGCCATTGCGCCTGCAAGGGCTGCGGCTTCGATCTTGGTCTGCGCGTTCATGATGCGCTCTCCGTTCCCGCGCTAACCTCGATAGCGGGGGAAGGTTGACCATCAGCCGAAGCTGCGAGGCGGCGGGAAAGTGGCGGGCGCGTAAAAGCAACCGGCTCGATGTATTCGCGGTGTCCGGTCATGGGCTGGCGGACGAACGGCTTGCCAAGCGTTGAAAGCTGTTCAGGCGCGCGTATCGTTGCACCGGTGTGGGTGGTGAGGGTGCGGTAGGTCACACCAACGGTCCTTCCATAATAC